CTGCTAACTCGCTGTTGGCCGAGCCTGTTGGTGGCGATGGAGTGCGTGCGGGACTTGACGTCGATACTCTTGGCGAACTGAATGATGGCATCAGTCGTGAGTATGTCATCATGAGTACAGAAGCACACAGTCTGCACACTGACCGTGAGGTTGGGCAACGTACAACGCTACGTGGGGCACTCGACATTGGTAGCCAAACACTTGGACACCTCAACATGACATCACTCTCTTGGAGTGGACAGCCTGTAAAGGGTGTACTGCGTGTATCGAACGCTCACGCATTTTGGGCGCTCGGTGGCACATACGTGATGGATTGGTCGGTGCGAGAAGGTGTGCTGTCTGACTTCGGCTGGGGCGCAACTGCTGCGGCTGATTCGACGAACCCGTATCAGGATGCGAACCATTCGCCGAAGGTTGACCGTACGAACAACACGGACAGCACAATCGAGTTCTTACTGCGTCCGGTCATGACACTTGACAAGTCACACATCCAAATGTTCCGACATAATCCTGTCGTGACAGGTAGTACACCACAGGCCAGTCCGAACTTTTATGCAGCCACAGGTGGTTGCAAGTATGGTTTCTATGTCAGCGATGCACCATCAGCCCGTACAGGTACGCCTTCGTCGCCTCCGTACAAGCCAGTATACGCCATTAAGCCTGCAAGCAGCGTGACTACATCAACGAGCGACGGTCCGAAGATTCTCGGCGTCGATGTGACAGGATATACCAAGACGGATGTAACGCAGCCAGTCGCTCGTATCGTCATGAGTGAGAACACGCTTGAGCATTTCCGCAGCGATGCACCTCGTCGATTGGCCGAGGACGGTGAATCTGACTTCTCAGTGCAGCCACGACACAGCCAAACCCTACACCCGAAGGGCAGTTCGGGCGATACGTCTTTTAACACAGGCGACCACAGTGGAGAGTGATAGCATGATGCCGATGGATGAGGCTTGGCTTATTCTCAAAGCCAGTCGGCAAATGAAGTTGTACAACTACATAGAAGACTACCCCGGTATGGCTCCAGTGACTGCTTATCGGGGAGTTCCTTTTTTGAGTACACGACCGCGTGACATATCCACACACAGTCAAAAGCGTAACAACCCTATAGACATGAATACTATGGGTACGTTTTGGGCTGAACGAGGTACGAACGAACCTCATGCGACTGCGTCAACTTTTGGTATTATGGGGGCGGAAGAAGGGCGACCTGCGCTTTCACGTGTTCGTGTGCTTGGACACAGAGGTCCGTTAGAAGGTAGCGGAAGAGTTCAGCGAAGAACAGGAGTATGGAATCCTACAAATGATGCATTTTTGGACGAGGCAATTCTTTCTCATAACGAACCACTTGATTTAGAAAACTTAGTCATCTCTTTACCGTCAGAAAGTGAAACATTCGGTATGACTGGGGATGAATATGAAAATTGGGTTATTGAGCAAAAAAGGTTACGTCCGGGTTCTTATACTGATACTGAACCTGATTTGTTATTGGAGGACAATTAGATGGCTGACGCATACAACAGAACGACAGGGCGATTTAGTGAAGCCCAGTCAACTGTCATGAAGCGTGTTCGCAAGCCGTCGTTTGTTGACAACGCTGTGCGTCACGCTACGTACGTGTCGTCGGCTACCAAGCGTGTAGCAGGCTCACCTGTGCGTACAGACTTTGAGTCGTCGACTGACAAGACCTACACGCTATCAGAAGAGGACGACACCATCCGAATCGAGCACACCTCGTCGGGTGGGAACAGATTCAGGGGCGGTGTCTTTCATGGAGACGACCAGTTCGACGCTTCGTCGACTGTCCCCTCGTTGTTTGTCAATTTCGACGACAGCAAACAGCGCCTCGCACCACATTCTATAGAAACAGCAACCAAGGGCACCCGCATTCGCCTCAACAATCTCAAGGGTCGCAGCCTGATTGACATGGGATTCGATGGCAAGCGTTTGCAAATCGCACAGCCAGTAGCCGTCGGGCTTCGGACGAGTGACTTGGCTGAACGAATTGTCACCGAAGGTAGGAAAACACTTTCAGGTTTCCGCATTTCGGCGCCAAGCAACGTGTTTGTGGCAAAGAATATCAACAATGTGGATGCTTTGACCGCTTTAAGGTACTTAGCAAGGCACGATGGCTTCATGACAAAGAGTGATTCTCACGGAATGGTCAGTTATGTGCACCAACTACGTGGTAATCGGTCGGTTTACATTCATCAAGACATGGTTTCCGACGGTATTACCGAAGAAAACATGGATGCAGCCCCGAATCGAGTCACTGTACGAGGAAAACGACGTGCGAACAACGATGATAACATCATTCAGGTCGATGATATTGAGTCTCAGAAGGATGGAGTCCGTGAAGTGCAGGGTGGTATCTTCGCACCGACCGCAAACAACCGTAATGCGACGAAAAACATTGGTCGTAAGTTCTTGGCTACCGCAAAACGTGCGAAAGGTGCCAAAATGTTGACGGGAACCATCAATTCGATGACTGTACAGGCTGGTGACATCGTTTCGTTCCAAGATATAGGCGAAAAGACCCAAGATATTGTCCTACGAGTGCGCCACAACCTTACTGAGCGCCGTTCTGACATCAAAGTGTCCTCAATCGAAGGCAGTTTGGAAGATTTGATACAGCGAGCGCAAGAAGGCGATATTTCTTCGATGTTTGACGACGGTCAAGAGGAAAAGCAACAGGTCAAGGAGAAAAATTACGCTGTCAGCGCCACAATGACCGTCAAAACCACTTGGGTCATCGCTGCAAGACAAATTCGACCCGAAGGGATGATAATTGGGCACCCTACAAGGGGATTGATTAAAGGAGATGGCTCAGTAGCCGAAGCAGACAACGCATTGTTGACGTTAGGGACATCTCAGTCGAAATGGATAGTAAAGGGGAATGGTTGAATGCCGTTATTGACATCAGGACACCGATTTGTAGTGGATAAGTTGGCTGAGGAGATTACGCAAGTGGTCTTTGGCTTTGATGGGGGCATTGCCACCAGTGAAGATGGCGGAGCAGGTCGCCCTGCTGTCACAGTCACGCCTGTTGTCCGTATTGTCGACGACAACACCATTTCAGTCGAGGCTAAACTGACGACGACTGATTCATTTACCTTACCTCTCCGAGAGGTATGCATTCGCTCGGCTGACCGAGCGTTGTTCCGATACACGTACGACGCAATCACGAAGTCGTCCGATACCGAACTGATATTCTCAACAATTATCGAGGTGAACTAACATGGTCAACCCACTATCAGGACATACAACTGGACAAACCGCATCATCTGAATCGTTGAAAGACGGTGCAGGGCTAACGAGCACATCACTCACAAATCTGTACGAAGGACTGCATGGCAACGGTATCATCCGTCTCGATGACCGTGCATACTTAGATAGCAATCGTCAGAACACAGGTACAAACACTGCGGGTCACGTTGCTGTTTCAAGTGGTGGTTCAGTCACCGTATACGGCGGTTATGCTGTACTTGGCGGTGTACTGTACTCGTTTGCCAATGGTCCGAACTCGTCAAAGACCTACACGGCGGGTGACACGGCGTGGCACCTTGGCTCACTACCGTCTGTGCCTGCATCGAACTCGGATGTGATTGTAACCGTGTACGCTGTTGCTGACAACAACATTGGTGTTGCAAACGTCAAGCATCACTTCGGTACACCTGTCGTAACATCAACGGGCACACCTCTTACATCCGATGCATTCTTATCTCAGCCTCAGGGTACAGGAGGCTCTTTTAAAAACGAGGAAGCAACCGTCCTTGCTGTCTTACGCTATACGATGACAGGTGGAGCAGCAAACGTTACTGCTTCGCTCAATACACCTACTGTAAGCGACAAGCGATGTTTGCTTAGCAACAGCCCGATGTACTTGACACCACTGACGTCGGGTGCCACAGGTAGTTACGCCAGTGGAGACTCAATCGACCACGCTAATCGTTCCCTCGATACCATGAACACGGTCGTAAGTGGTGCCGAGTCGGGGGCGTTCAACGCTTCGCCACTGGGAGCAATATGGCAAAGTCACAGCCCTGACGGGCACGCAGTGTTGTACTACAGCGCTCGACGTGACCAAGGTGGTTCGCCTACTCGCAACACTTGGAGACTCGCTCCCAACGAGGTCAAGACCATCACAACTGGTTCCGACCAAATTACTACCTTCGATGGTCCGAACATATGGGTCATCACAACAATTGGTAACATTACATTGACACCTCAGAATGCATTCCCACACAGCCACACGATTCGTGTGTACCATCCGTCAGGTAGTCACACATTGCGCTTCGACCCACTTGGCCTCGACTACGATGTAGCGGCAGGGAAATCAGCCACGTTCGGCTACAATGGCAGTGCGTGGAGTGTGATTGGACTTTCAGGTTCAGGTGTCGGTACGGTAACAT